TCATATGCGGCTTGTGTCCCAAGCCCCATCGACATAAACATGGTATTAAATGTACCGACATTGCGCCTCAAGCTATAGGCATTCAGCCCCAACGAGTCGCTTAAATCATCTGACCACTTCCGCGCTTCATCTGCCATGCCTTTCATCGAAACGGCAAACAACTGCTCTGACTCAACAACATCATTTGCCATTTCAATTGATGCCTTACCAACCTTGACCATGCCTCTGATGACAAACGCGCTAATGAAAAGTTTTGCCGCACGTGCCATTCCTGTAAAGGCGGATGACGTACCTTTCACCGATGACGTGATGCCGTTAATTTGGGCCTTTACGCCATTGAGTTGGCTATTCAGACTGCCCATCTGCGCGGTAAATTTTATCTGTAGTTCTTCCAGCGTTACCGCCATTATTTCCTCGCCTCCTCAATGATGTTATGCGTTTCGGCGTATGCCGTCAGTACCGTTTTCATTTCTTCATCGCCCATACTCCTGACTGCCTTTTCCCGCACTTCAGGCTTATAAAACTGCGGTTGCCGCGGATACTTTTTGGGATTGTTCTGCGCCGTGCCGACATACTGCCCTGTCATCCATGCCAGCGCGTCCAACTGTGCCATCCGCTGTTCTTGCTGCTTTGTATGTGCCGCCATACGCCCCTGCATTTCTTTGGGTGTCATGCGCCAGAAATCCCACGCATTCACAATGCCCGCGTTAAATGCGTTGTCTATGATTTCAGTGTATACCAGGCGCAGCGGCTTTATTTTTTGCTCCGGGTTCGCTTCTGAGCCGCTGCTTGAATAAAACCCGCCTGCTCAAAGGCATCACCAATCATTTTGGTCAAGTCCTCAATCGTGTTGTTTTTGAGGTACTCCTGTACCAAGTCGCCCGCTTGTGCCATGGTGAGGGTCTTTTGGTGCGTGATTAAACCACACCATATCAGTGCCCGAAGGCTGGTCAAGCCCTCAATGCTCATCAGCTCAGCAAAGCCCTTGCCCGTGCGCTCTTCCAAATCGCACACCGAGTTAATAGTGAATTCAAACTCGTATGTCTTATCGCCAATTTCTAACTTCATGTTTCCCCCTTATTTTAAGAAATGCCCCGCCTTTTGAGGGGCGGGGGCTTGTTATACAACCTCGAAGATTTGGCTGTTTACTGGTCGGTAACCCGGCACAGTCACCTTGCAGAAGTAGTAGCCGGGCGTACCTGTCGTATCGTAAGTCGCGCCTGTCTCGCCCGTCAACAGCGTGGGCGTGTCATAATCGTTTGATGTGTTTGAATACCATTGGTATGCGGGAGTGCCTGTCGCCGTGTACGCAGTAGCATCCAGCACGTCATCATCATTTTCGTATTTCGTGCTGATGACCTGCACCAAGCCCGATACCCGAAGCGTGGTGCCAAAGCCGACAATGCCGTCAACCTCAGCCGAGCCGACAGTGAAACTCTTGACATAGGCATTGAACGCCACTGTTGCCTGGTCAGGGAAGGTCACCCAGAAGTAACCTAATGCGCCCGACCCGTATAGGGTCACCATTTGCGCCTGTCCGGGCTTGTCAGGGTCAAGGTAGCCAGTCAAGGTTAATTCGCCACTGTCCTTGAACCCTTGCAAAAACTCCCGATAACCACCCGTTGAATCAAGACAGGTCGCGTCCAATTCTTCTGAGTCAGGGCTGATTTCTCCCACCGAGGTTAACGAGCCGATGACCACGGTGTCATTGGAATTGTATGCCGGGGCGTAAGTAATGCTCGTCCCCAGCGCTCTCATTTTAGGCATTTACTCACCCCCTATCAGGTGGTGGTCACAGCACCGCTGATGCGCAGGGTCGCGCCAAAGCCAACGATACCATCAACATCAGCCGAACCAAGCGTGAACGACTTGACATAGGCGTTGAAGGTCGCGCCGCCAGCCGAGTTAGGGAAGGTGATAACCACCGCGTCCACATCGCCCGTGCCATAGCCCGTAATCAGCTCCTGTTGACCGACATCGGCCTTGTCATAGTAGCCGCTCAGTGTGACCTCGCCAGAGTCCTTGAAGCCCTGCAGGAACTCCCTGTAGCCGCCCGTGCTGTCCAGCGTGGTCGCGTCCAGTTCTTCGCTGTCTGGCGTGATTTCGCCAATGCTCGTCAGCGAACCGATGGTCTTCGCATTGAAACTGATAGTAGTACCAAGTGCCCTGGTTTTTGCCATGATTTTTTACTCCTCTATTGATAGATTTTTTGTTCATCGAGCCGAATCAAGGCCCGGTACCGCATGTTCTTGTGATGCACCCGCGTGTCGCTCTCATACAGGTCATGGGAGAATGTGCGCTTGAGCCGCAACGCCGCAAGTGCTGTGTCCACCGCTGATGCCATGGTTGCGGTCGCTTCGGGTGTCATCGCCCATACATCAATCGTGTACTCCACCTCGGTCACAAACTCGTTGCCGTCCGCTTGCCCATACTCGCGGTTGTTTGATTCGTACCAAGTCACACAAGGCACATTCATTTCGCCTTGAGGGTACATATATAAAACGGTGTAACCCGTGCCTGACAGGGCGGTATAGACCTCTGCTTGTAGGCTGTCCATCATCCACCCCCTGCTGTTCGTTTGATTGCCGTTTCCAGTTCTTTCCGGGCGAGTTGCTCAAAAGTCGATTTGTTAGCGTTCAGCGCGGGCATCATGTACGGGTGCGCCGCCATGTTGACCGTTCCCATTTCTTGATATAGCGCGTACTCGACATTCGTGTACACCGTGCTTGTTGCCGCTTCTATGCTGCGCTCGTGCTCTGTTGAGATGCTCTGCTTTAGATTGCCCGTGTCAACAGGCGCGTTGTCCCGCGCGTCAGCCTGTGCCGCCAATGATGTTTGTTTTGTTGCCTTTTCAAGCGCGTCCAGTACATTGCCGCCCATGCGGTCAAGTTTGTGCATCAGGCTGTCCAACCCTTTGATTTCAACAGCCATGTCATGCCCTCATTTCAATGGTCAGGCTTGTTAAGTCCTGCCACTTTGACACGCTCACGATGAGCCAGGGCGGGTCTGTCGTTGCCTCGTCATCAAGCCAAATCCCGTCACCAATCGCATACGCGCCATTGGGCAGGATGATGAGTTTCATTCGGTCGGCGCGTTCGCCGTACTCCGTGCGCATGGCTGCGCTTGATACAGGCTGCACATCGCCATATACCTGCGCGGGCTTGCCTTCCCACGTAACGATCACGCTGCCCATGCTCCCTGTCGAGAGCGTGGGCGCAAGGTGCTTAATCAGCGTTTCACGCCGTTTCAGGTGTCGCATTGACATTCACCACCCTTGCCAAGGTATACGCCCTCAGAAGGGCTTGCAGGGCGGGGGAGAGGCTTTCATAGGTGACGGATACCCCGCCCTCGCTATGGCTGCTCTCACCCTCCGCGCCACGCTTGCCCCATGCGCCGACGGCAATGTCAATCTGTGCGCCTTCAAGGGCTGTTGGCACTGATGCCTGTCCAGTCACACCAAGGATGAAGTATTCTGCATCCTTGATGTACTGCCCTATCAATTCATTCTGCGTTGCGTCAGTAATGCCCGTCCGCAACTTAAACAACGCAAGTTTTTCATTGTCCGTCATGCGTTACTCCTTTATTTCTTGACCAAGGCCACGGTGGTAGTTTTAACCGGCTTATTGTCGGCGGCGTTGACCAGTACGACGTGAGCATGGGTCGAGGAAGAAGCAGAGATTTCGGTGTCGCTGGAGACCCAGTCAGTGGTGCTGCTCAGCGCGGAACCAAACGTGCCGATGTTGTCAGCGGAAGAATCCAGTTTATAAACCCACTTATAACCAGCGGGAGCAGCCAGTTCATCCGGAATCACAAGGTAAGTGTCATTGGTGGCGGTATCACCTTCAACGGACTCGATACCGACAGAAGCAGCATCCAGAGCCTGCAAGCCGGTGAACTCCGTGATTGCAACAACCTTGCTGTGGTCGTAAAGGTACGCCACACAATGCTTGGATGCGAAGATGTTGTCCCTCATGTAGTCAGGCTCACGCTGAACCTCAATCAAAGTGCCGCGCTTGTTGACAAGGCGAAGAGCGCCGGGCTTCACGATGAAGTGTTGCTTTTCCTTGACGGTCGTGTTGTTCTTGACCTTGTTGGTGATGAGGATTTGACAGCCCCAGATTTCACCAACTACATCACCGTTAATCATGCGCTGGCCCATGTCAGATGCTTTGATGTAATCTGCGTCCTTGCGGAGCTGCGCGAACCCAGCCGCGTCAGTCAGCAGGATTTTCGGCCCGGTCAAGTCCTCACCGAACAGCACAAGCGCGTCCGCAATGTTATCAGCGGAAAGGGTGCTGTTGACAAACTTGCGGTTAATGTTCACGCCGTTGAGAACTGAGAACAGTTCGTCATCAACGCCCTGGTCAATGGCACGCGCCAACTGTTTTGCGGCCTCGTCCATCGGGTTGCCAAACCCAGACAGCCTGGCCTCATCCGTGATGCTGATGGCCTTGGCGTACTTGTGTACAGTGGCAGTCTTGGTTCCGGCAGCAAGGTTACCAACCACTACCTGGCCATTTTCATCGACCACAGACGCAGCGCCGATGTATTCAAACGCCGGGAATTTCAGCGTGTCACCGGGCTGACCTACCAGGGTATTGTCCTCCACGGCCAGCGGCAGTAGAGTGATGTTGTCGCCCAGTTTGGTTTCGACCAGGTCGGCGATAACCTCAGGGATGACAAGGTTCGCTTTCAGGGTATACTCAGACATTGTTTATTCTCCTCTGAATAATTTCTTATATTGTGATGGGTCTTTTTGATACAGTTCTGCACGTTGTGCATAGGATAGTTTTTCAGGCTCGGTAATGGTTGTACCCTGCGCCGGTTGCCCAACCTTAGGTGGGTTTCCTTTGAGCCGTTCGTTCACGCCCTTTTCCACGGCCTGCCGGAACACTTTCTCAACGGCGGCAAGCGCCGCATTGGTCGTGTCCGCATCCGTGTAGGGTAGGACCTCGGCGAGTTCGACAGGCAAGCCTTTATCACTCAGTTGCGACTTGGCTTCTGCCCTCAACTCGCGCTTGGTGATTTCCGCTTCACGCTGGGCGAGTGCTTTCTGTAGTTCCTGACGCTCATGCTCCGCGCGTTCGTCTGCGCTCATCTTCGCCAGTTTCTGCGCCTCGGTGACCGCCTTGTCAATCCGCGCCTGTGCGTCCTTGCGTTCGCGCTCAAGCCGCTTGTCGATGATCGCGTTGAGTTCATCCTGCGTGAAGGTCTTTGCAGTCGGCGTAGCCTGCTCCTTGACCGCCGTGGTTTCCGCGGCTGTTGCCGTGGTTTTTACCGTGTATTGCTCGTCCATAATTACCTCCCGTTTTCCGCCCGTCGGCGCATCCTTGTTCTTTAAGCCCTGCAAGTAAAGGGCATACAAAAAGCATCCGAAGGTGCTTAGTGTCTCGTTAGGCCGTTGGTTACTTGATTCCTTCTGTTTATTGTCACTTGTGTTGGTTCCTCCAAGCCTTGATATCGCCGGGAGCACCAGCATCTTGCCACGCCTTCCACTCCTGATATTTCATATCGCGCGGCACATACACGCTTTTGCCGTTGGCATCCCTCGCCGATCTTGTCAACCCCTCGCGCACAAGGCCGTCAATCACGGGTGCCACGGAGGACCTGCAGTGCGGGTGCGCTGGCGGGTAGTTAACGCCCACTTCCTTCTTCGACACCTCAAAGATTTTGCCGTCCAAATTTTGACAATTGTGGACAATTATGCTATCATTTAGATAGGTACTATTGGAAGTTTGGAGGTTGTAAACATGGCAAAGTCTGTCCTCGACCCCTTTCATGAGGATATCTTCTTCAAGTACAGGAACGGTGTATCCGCCCGCAAAATTGCCAACGAGTATGGAACAACTACCACAACAGTTACAACATTCCTCAAAAACTATGGGCTTATGGAGAATGTTGAGCGCAACCAAAGAGATAAGAAGTCCAGCCTTGACGCGCATAGGGCTGTTAAGTTGTTTAATCTCGGATATACCCCTGCGCAAATAATGCGGCAACTTGCTCGGAGCAAAGAATGGTTTTATTCTGTCGTCAAGGACTTTAATCTCGACCTCAGGGGTCACGCAGACGACCGCCCCACCATTGAAAGCCTTACAAAAGCGTCTAAAAGCAGACAAGAAAATCCCTCTCTTAGTGAAGCGGAAGGCGTTCTCTTTGAACTTCTTAAAGAGCACGGATTTAATCCCATTCCGCAATACTCCTTTGACATTTACAATGTCGATTTTGTCATTGAGGATATTGCCGTTGCAATCGAGCTCTGTTGCAGAGGAACTTCCGCAAGATACCTCAACACCGGGTATTTGTCTGAAAGAATTAAACAATTGGGCGATAGGGGTTGGCATGTCTATGCTCTTACTACCGATGATGCCAAGACGCTTAAGCGGGACGGAATACAAGACTTGATTGCGTGGCTCGATTTCATCAAGGCTCAGCCATCCGTTCGCCGTCAATACAGGGTGGTTAGGAGTCCCGGTAATTTGCTTTTTACTGGCTGTTGTGATAGTGACGAGGTTTCCCGCGTAAGGCCTCCTGAACACCTTCTCAACCTCGCTTAATGCGCTAACATTATCGGTTCCAATAAAGCAAACGTGGCTCGTCCGGCTGTCCAAGGTCGCCATGTACTCGTAGCGTTCTATCCCGCACTCCTCATATGCCACCGCTGTTGTTTGGTTGGCCACATACGCCGATTCGGTCCGGATCAGGCGGTTCGCCGCGTACTTTGCGTACTGCGCCTCGGTCTTGAACTTGCTCTTGACCTGATTGCGCCATTTGTTGAGGTCAACCATGCCGCGCACATCCTGCATCGTCATGTCTGACAACTTGCCCATGCTTGCCTGTTCCATCAGCGCGCGGTCGAGTATCCCGGCCATTGCGTCACGATTCTGCCAAACGCTTGTCGAGTAGTGCGTGCCCGCCCATTTACTCTTGAGGATGGTGTCAAGCGCCCTGCGCGGCACCCCAACGCCTTGAAACCCGATGCTTGTAGCGTGTTGGATGTCAAACATCGTCCGGCTGTACGCAAGGTCAGCAGTATGCCTTAAATGCGGCTCCAGTACCCCTAATTCGACTTCTGCGGCTTCGGTCAGCCCAACCCTTGTGCTCGCCTTAATCGCGTCTAAACGGCTAATTCTGGCCCTGTACGCGTCCGTCCTGAGCATAACCTCTAACCGCTTGCGCTGGCGCGGGTCGCTGATGACCGCCGCCCTTGACCTTAGTTCATCCATCACGCTTTGAGGCACGCCCTCGCGCAGGAAATCATACGCCTCGCGTACGCTAAGCCCCGTCTTGCGCGTGTAGGTCGCCATGATGGTGTCAATGTCCTTGTCCAGTTGGCGCATCGTGCGGTCATAGGCTCTTGACACCGTCTCGACCACCTTGTTGTTGGCGCGGTCATACGCCGCCTGACGGAGGGCTGCGCGATGCTCCCAGTAGGGTGTCGCCATTAGTCAGCCTCCTCATCCTCCTCATATGGGATCGCCCCGAACGCCGCCGCCTGTGCCGCGATGTTCGCTTGCTTCTCCTCCGTCAAATCATTAAATGCGGTGTTCACATCATCAATAAACGGCACTTGTGATAGTAGCATCTTCGCGGGTACAAGCCCCGAAAGCATCTGCACCATCTGTGCGATCTCAAGGTCATTGACAGGCAGGGAGCGTCTGAACATCATCTGCACCGAATCAGCGTCCAGTGAGGGTTTGCCCTTCAAGGACAGGAAACCGGAAAACAGCCGTAAACGCCACCGCAAGCCTTCGCGGAACCAGCGCTCCTTGATTTTCGTCAACTGTTCAAGGCCAAGCAGCTTGTACTTCATCGCCACACCTGACGAGTTACCCGCAAAATTTTCATCCGTCAGATCAGGCACATGGCTGAACTTGTGGATGTCGCTTTTGATGGCATCTCGCAGGATTTCTGTATCACTCTCCGACATCTGCTTGATAAGGTACTCGGCTTTCGCCTGCGGATCAGGTAGGCTTAACGTACCTTCCTGCTTCAAGCGCTGTGCTGCCGTCCGCGTATCGCCTTCTGGTGCATCAAACCCAACCACGCCAGTCAGCACCAGCAGGGCATCGGCAAACTGTTCTTTGTCGTTCACCCTGTCGCTTTGTAGGACATCGTAAGCGTCAATCAGGCTGATGACCTGTTCAAAGTCGCCTGTCTGTGCGCTGTTGTTCCAGTACTCGACCATCGGGCAAAGCGAGAAATTGTGCGCATAACGGGCCGTTTCTGAGCCAAGGTAGGAATCCCGTACACTATACTCAATGACCTCGCTGTCGGTGTAAACTGTGTAGCGCTTGGTGCTAACATCGCCCTTGCTATTGACAGCCGTTAAGCGATGCACACCGAACAGCGGCAAGCCCTCCGCGTCATCCGCGTACACCACAAACGCATTTTGCGGGTCAATGGCCGTTGTTCTCGGCCTCGCCTGGCTGTCAGCGTATACCAACTCGACACCGCGCCCATACACCGCTTGGTTGAGCGCAATCTCCGCATCAACGCTGCCCACATCAGCCGCATTGTAAGCGTCCTGTAGGGCAGCCAGCGCCTGTTCCTGCCCCTCGTCCACGCCATATTGCACAGGGTCACCAATCAGGTAGCCCGATGTCATGGTGGCGATGTAGGCAGGGTAACCGTGCATCAGCCTATTGTTTGGCAAGCCCGTTGTGCGCATACGCTTTGTGATGGCGCTCCGCCCGGTGTAATACTCGTGCAGTTGCGCCAGTCGCGATGCCTCAAGGTCGAACTGCTTAACGCAATCGTTGATAACGTCCCTGTCAAGGACTATGGTTTTATCCCTCGTAATCAATGTATCACAATCCTTTCAGGTTCAGCGCGGTTGCGTACCGTGCCGTAGATTCATGTTCAAGGCAGTAGCGCAGGGCATCAATCAAGTGGTTGTTCCTGTCCTCAGGCACTCTCATGCTTTGCCCGTTCTTGTCCTTGCGCCATTGGTATAACTGGAGTTCGTTTTTCATGTGCTGGCACCTCACATCAACTATGATTTCATGCCCTTGCAACCACTGCACACCGTGAATCACGCTGTCCGGGCCTTTCTTCGCGCCGATTGCCCGGATGCCAAGGTTCTGCAGTTCCTTGATTGATTTAGGCTCAGATGAATCACAGGTGATGTAATGCCCTCCAACCCACGGCTTTAGGATGTTCGCCAATTGGCTGTTGGTTAATCCCTTTTCGTGCAGTTCATCCAGGATGTAGATTTTCTTCTGCGCCCTGTCATAATGCACTTTCACCCCGGCAGCGGGATCAGATGAAAACCCGAAGTCAAGCCCAAACAACGGCTTGTCCGTGTTCATCTCGCTCAAGTCCTCAACGCGCCAGTTGCGGAAGATGACATCGCCCAGGACACCCCAGTTGCCCAAGGTGTACACGTTGCGGTAATACTCGTCCTGCTCGTTCTCTAAGGCCAGTCTGTCATCATCAGTCAGGAAACGGTTATCTTTGTAGGTGGTCTTTAGGATGCTCAGCCCATCGTCTTTGTACTCCGTCTTTGATTCGTCCCAATGCTTGAAGAACTCGCCGTAAATCCAATGCTCCTTATACACGGGATTGAACGACATCGTGATGCGCTTGGGATGTCTGCTCTCACCTCTCAGGCGCTTTTCCAGTTGCTTGTAATCGTCATAGGATGTTTCGGTGGCTTCCTCAATCCAGATGTCGGTGAGAACGCCTTTAGCCGGGGTGATGCTCTTTATCTTCTCTACATCGTCCAGCCCGGCAAACAGGATTTGCGCGCCGTTGTTCATGGCTGTAATCAGCATTTCGCTTTTGCTGACATTGAAGCAGTCGCGCAGGACAGGCTTGAGGGCGTTGATTGCCTTGATAACCTCGTTCCAGCATGAGCCGCGCAGGGTTCTGGCGACATTGCGCAGGACAAGCGTGTTCCTGCCGTTCAGTGTGTCCAATACGATGCGCTGAGCGATGAAAAAGGACTTCCCTGAGGATGCCCCGCCAAAGAAGATTTGCAGCCTTGTATCATCCTTGAGCCGCCTGTAATACGCATCATTGTACAGTTTCGGCAGCGGTTTAATCCTCATCCTCGCCGTCCAATACTATGTCGAAGTCGCCGATGATGGCGTGCGACATATCCAATTTGTCCGTTGGCTTCTCGCCCGCCGTGTCACGGATGAACTCAGCGGCTCTAATGTCACCTTCGGCGGCAAGTTTCATAATGCCCATGATGATTTTCGCTTGATTGTCTATGTCCTCGTCAGCGAAACCAAGGCGCATATACCGCTCAATCTCGGCATCGGTCAACTCAGACCGCAAGCCAAGCGCGAGGTTGATGGTGTCACGCATGGCCTTTTTCTTGCGTCTTGCCACGCCCGATGCGATGCCGCCCATTGATGCGATTTTCCTTTGCTCTTCCTTTGTTCGTTCACTTTGCGGTATCAAGTTCTCGTGTCCGTTTGCCATGCGCTCACCACCTTTCATATTCAAGTTTATGCCCCGATACGATTGCACGCCGTTACTGCCTTGCGATAGCATTCGTCATATCCATCCGCTTTAATAAACGCCTCAAGCGGATATATCACACGGCTTCCAGTTGGCGTTGGAGCCTTTTTGCCCGCATCAAGCGTGTCAAGCCATTGGTAGTAAATAGCGTGTTCTTCCTTGTCAAACACAACAAACACGCAGCGTATACCATGCTTCTTGAATATATCAAGCCGCTTTTGTACTTGTTGCGGAGGCAACCCGTGACCGTCAAATGGAGGTGCTTTGAATGGCTCTTGGTGCTTAACCTCAAGCATGACATATTCGCCATCACGATTCTCATATAACAGATCGCTTTGCAAGCACTTTAAACCGCGAGAGAAACAAAACTGGAACGCCATTTGTTCTCCAAGAATACCTTGTTCAGTCATGCCCATGCGACAGCCTTCCCAACGCAACATCGTAATTCTCTTGTTCTATTTCGCATCCCCAATAACCACGCCCCATGTTTTTGCACGCGACCAGCGTTGTGCCACTTCCAGCAAACGGGTCGGCTACAATATCGCCAGATTGCGTAGATTTATCGAGTAGGTACTCAATGAGTTTAACGGGCTTCTCGCAACTGTGAAGCAACTGTGCGTTTGAAACGCGGTCAAAGTTCAATACATTTGTATCGCGCCCGCCATTCAGTTTCTTATTGCCTTTCGTGGCATAGATGATAATTTCATACTGCTCGGCATAGTTGCCATCAAGGTCACCCATGCTCCAGTTATTCTTCACCCACACAAGGCAATTTTTGATGTTGAAGTATCGCGATGTTATCTCGATGAACTGTGGTAATACCTTCCAACTTGTAAATACATAAAGGTGGGAATCGGGTTTCATTTTTCGCGATATAACATCACATGTTCTTTCCCAAAGTGAGAACGCGGCTTCTGGCGTATCGTTGCAGACAGGTCGGTCAACACGGTTTTCTACAACACGGTAATTTGAAACATAGTCAATTCCATATGGCGGGTCGGTTATCACACAATCAATGCTTTCGTCATCAAGTGCGCGCTCCATCTCATATACGCTATCCCCACAAACAAAGTGTTCATCAGGTTGTGCCGATGCTTTAATAGCATCTAAGACACTTGCCTTTTGTGCAGCACGCTCGTCCCGCTTGACCGATTGATACGCTTGATTGATTGACAATTCGCCAGACTTGACTTGTTCAATTATTTCGGCGGGAGCAGACGCTTTTATCTTTTTTACCTTGTCAATAGTGTCATGCGACACCCCCGCAATCTTTGCCACTTCTTTGCGGGTTTCAACCGCTTCAGCAGATTTCTGCGGAACCGCGCCTCCCGCTTGTCTTTGATTGTTCTTTGCCTTTTCAGCAATTACATCTTCGAGTTCAAGCGCAAGCACCGACCGCTGATAGTTATTGATGTTTCTTCGCCCAAACTGGTTAAGGATAATCCATTTGGTTGCGGCTTTATCGTCCGTGAAATCCTTGTTGACGGTGGTATATGTGATACCATGCTTTTGCGCTATTGAATATCGGTTGTGTCCGTCTATCAGCGTATCGCCCCAGACAACCAACGGCTCGCGGATGCCGTCTTGCAGGATGTTTTGCTCAAGTTGGTTGTATTCGTCTGCCGACAATGGCGGGATGATGTGTTTGAACCTTGTGTCCATGCTCCAATCCTTTCTCCCAATCCCACAAAATAAATAGGCATAGAAAAGGGACGCGGGATTGGTTGCGTCCCTATCGGATGTACAGTCCGTCTATGCCCCTAAAGCCTTGCGGCTAATAGGCTATCATGCGCCGTGATTAAAGGCTCACGGCTTGCCCGCCCCCTTTTGTTTCCGTGCAGACAGCCCCGCCGCTCTGAAAAGGTCTGCTCCCACACGGCTGAAGGAGGTTGACAGCCGCACACACCGAGGTGAACACGATTCACTGGAACATGATTCACTTGTTGATGTTGCTGATTTTTTCGACATCGTAGTCATGCCCATGCCTTGAGCAGATGAAGCAGTCGCAGTCGCCTTTCTCCCTGTCGCATAAAGGCGTACATTTGCGCAGGAAACGCACCTTATAGTTCGGGTCATCAAGGAAGGGCTGCAAGCAGTTGTAACACAATGTTAATACCACGCCGCGCCCTCCCAACGAAAAACCGCCATTTCTGACGGTTTTGTTTATAGGTAGTTCACCATACTCTTTTTAGCATATCGGCGTTCGGATGTCAATAGGTTGTGGTTATTTTCTTCATCGACCACTACATGTTGTGGTTTTGGCGTTTAATTGCGTTTTAAGGCCGTCCAGAATCGACCGTGATAAATCCCTTAGTTCTGTGCCTAAATCGCCTGTACGGGGCTATGAGGGCCATTTGCGGGCTATTTAACCTGCTTAGCGAAACTGCCGTAATCCATC